TCCTCCAAAAGTGCCTTGCGTTACAGAACCATTCAAGTATTAATTAACCGATGAACCACTGCCACCATTGTCGGGGAAGTTGGCAAGTTGACCATCACCTCTGACATATTGTGAGGCAGTTCCTGCGCCTGTGACTGCAAGTGTGCTAGAACTTGTTACGGGACTATTGGCAACACTAAATGCACTCGGCATTGTTAGTCCAACCGATGATACTGTACCACCACCGCCATTGTTCACAGCACTATAATTCACAACCACATAAACGGGGGAGACTGATGTGCTGACATACACATCACTACTTGTATAATTAATCTTGATTACCATCGTTAACTTGTTATTTGATCAACAACTTGGACAAAGCCTTGCATCCATGTAAACACACCAGAACCAGTAGTAACTTGTAGTTCATAGTTGAACTCACCAAGAGCATAAGTAGCAGTTGTGACAGCACTCAATGTGACTGTCCTCTCATTAGTAGCACCTGGGACAAAAATAGCATTATCCCAAGTAAAAATTGTAGTGCCAGAGCTATTCTTTGCCATAAGTTTAAAAGTAAATGTACTTACATTAATCGCCACCTCTTGACACTCATCTTCCCAAAATGATAATGGTAATGCCCATGTATCACCCCTCTTTATTGCCCTTAAATTATGTTCGCCTATCATATTGTAAATTTAAGATTTATTATGATTATAATGCAATATAAGCAGCAACAACTGATGTGCCATTTAAAGCCGTTCCAAGTGATATAACATAAGACCCTGACACAACATAATTATAATACCATTTGCCACCATATCCAACCGCTACAAGCTTGTGAGTGGCAGGATTACGAGCAGGAATAGTACCACTTGTCACTGTATAAGTATCAATAATAGTCAACTCAGTAAAAGCACCAGTCCCTTGGATGTTGTAACTATATGTCACATTTGTACCAACTGTTGAATCAAGTGTTAAGTCTTGTATATAGCAATTAAAACTAAATACTCTATAATTATTCTGTGCATCAATTATGTCCAAGTATGCTGTGAACTTTGTGTCTGATCCGGTAAAGAACTCCTCAAAAAATGCAAATGGTTGCATAAAAGACTGGGCCAACTTCATCAGTCCACTACCACTTATGGTAAAGTTCCTCCTTGCTGGGATAAACTCACGATATAATCCATTTGTCTTAGGTGCTAACTCAAGAAAGTCCCTACTTATTGTAAGGCTTGAGTTCTTGGCACAAGCCAATGGATAGACATCATTCTCAAATGTATATGCTATAACTAACCCTTCTGCTTTTACTACGTCTGCCATTATTTATATATATAACCTGATTTATAAGTAGGATAAAGTGAATCGTTGTTGTTAAATATCAAGTAGCTACTTGTAACGGTAAGTGAGGTAATACTAACGCTTAAAGTTAGTTCAATTTCATTATTTGTAGCCAAAACAACATTGTCAACATCTAAGTTTACATCAACCGCAAATGGACTCGTTGTAGCAGTAATATTTACAGTCTTTAAAATACCAGTTGTACTGCTTATAGTGAAGTTAACCACAACCGGAGTAGATGATACAGTTATGCTTCCAACAACCCTACACTTGAAGTCAACTGTTATGGTTGGTGTTCCGGTGTACCTTAATTTATTACCAGTAATAACACTAAAATATTGCCCATAGTTCAAAGTAATTGGCACAAGACCTGAACCAGTTTTGTTAGTATAGGTAGCATTTGTATTAATAAGAAAGTCCCTATCATTGTCATAAACCTCAACAAGTGTGGCTTGCCAGGTAGCACTTGCAAAGTCAATCTCTTTGAGATTTGCTATATAGTAAAGCTTATTTGGGTCATCATCAACAAACTTAATTGTATTAAGCAACCCAATCGGCTCAGAGCCGTATTTAAGACCAAATAGGTTCACATCAATCTTGTTCCGATGAAACCTTGTCCTCTCCCAATTGGCAATCAAATTCTGCTTCTTAAATGGTTCTGATTCCATTTGATACCTATATCTGTACCAATCAGGTGTTGCAATTATTTCATCATCTGGAGCAAATAATGCTCCTTGAATATTAAAATTATCTACATTATCAAGATATATAGAATTTGTAAAATCAACTCTTAAATCTTGCGATTTCGTAAACCTATCAAATGTTCCTTGTGCTTTATCAATATCTAATCCATTAATACTTGTGATATAATTTACTTGTAAATTTTTTACACATGGATTATTAGGAACAAATAAATTATTATTAGGAAATAATATTTTAATCCATCCATCATAAAAAACCGGATCAGTTGTTATTGAAAAATTAGTCCAAGTAAAATTTGTTATATCATCATAATTATAAGTAATTTTTGGAATAGTCCCAGAGTCAAAGTTCGCACCATACACCCATTTACCATCAATATTTGAACCATATTTGAATACAGTTGGAGTTGCAATTGTTCTATAAAGAATTTGAACAACATTAAAATTAGTATCAGTTGGATATGAATTTGTTAAAATAGAATCCCTATTAACTATCCAATCAAATGAAATCTCAAGCTGATCACCTTTTTTTACTTGTATTTCAGTTGATTGCGCCCAAGCCTCTGATGTGCTTGATTGTACTTCAATGAAATTTTCATAATCAAAACCCGATATATCAGTATATAACCATCTTGTAAGAACAGAACCAGTTGCTACTGGACTTTCTCTTGTATTAGTGTAGTTAACCCAATTATTTACGTCAAAATACTGATAACTTCCAAACCCTGAACCTAAAGCACCTCCTCCAACATAATCACCTCTTTGAAAGTTTTCATTTAAAAATAATTCACTTGGAAATTGAAAGAAAAAATCAATCTCATCAACCTTTGTAGGTCTGTTGATAAAGCGAAGCATCTCTGGTGCAATAGGCTTTACATCCTCATTTACACCTATTTCAATATCGTATCTATTGTTACTAATTGTTGTGCCTAAGAGTGTAACGTTGAACTGCCTCAAACTTTGTGTAGGAGTCATAAACAACTCCTCTGGTCTAAAAATAACCCACTTACCTTTGTACTGAAGCAATGTTTGATTGAAAGCAGAGTTTATTTTATTGAGTACATTGTACTTATTATCATACTCTCCATCACCAATACTAAATGTCCTTGCATCAACATAGCATTGACCAATTGATGGCACATCAAGTGTATCATCCATTGTAGAATGATATAAATTGCTAATTACTTTATGCTCAACAAATGATTGAATTGTACCAAATGCAGCATATTGTATTAACTGCCAAGGAGTAAACCTACCAACTAACTCATCTCCTGCATTATCAGTAAGAGGTTGGCTTTGTAATAACCCAAGTCCTTCACTTGCTCTTAATGTAATTATGTGTTTTGCATCCTGCCATGTTTCTTGGAAATCATCTTGTAGCAAATACCCAACCCAGTAATATTGTACTGCACTTAAAAACTCAAATGCAACATATCCATAGGTATCAGAATTACCTAAAAAATCATCTATTGAAACACCTGACTGACTAATGAAATTAATTGTAGCTTGTTGAGGTCTTAATGATTTATAAGTATCATCATCAGTATTAAATTCTCTTAGTATAAAAGGATTAATCGCTGGGTCTAAATTTACAACACTGCCAATATAATCATCTATAAAAATGTCAACCTTGCAGGTATCATTTTGCAAAGTCTTAAAAGTGATTCTATATTTTAATCCGTATGCCATTATCCAATTCTTTGTATTTGAGCATTAGTTCTATTCATTACACCAACAAGATCAGCACCTCTTTGCACAAAAACAACTTGACCATTTAAGTTCATTCCACCACCATCTAAACCACCAAAATTAGCACCTTTAAAAATGCTTCTACCACTACCTAAAAAATTAGCAACTTGCAACAACTCTGTACCCCCTGGAACAAGTGTTCCTGCAATTTGTGGTATTAAACTTGCCAATGCTTCAAATAATTTACTTGCAGCTAATTTCGCCACAAGCTGAGTAATGTTATTTATTACTGACTTAGTAAAATCCTCAAATGATAGCTTTCCTTTTTGCAGAAAATCTACAAATAAGTTTTCTAATGGTTGCCTAAATGCATCATCAATAAATTTAGCTTCTTGTTTTAATGCATCTATAATTGCAGTAATTTGACCAAATTGGTATTCAATTAAAGGGTTCTTATTTAACGGCCCAGCATTTTTATCTATCTTTTTAGGCAATAAGAAATTTTCCTCAATTTCTTTTCTTCTGTATGAATTTCTATCTCTTAGCATCTTATCAATAGATGCTTTCTGAATATTAATATTACCTTTTACATAAGCTGCAAATGCTGCTGCCGTATCAAGTAGTGTTCCAGGGCCTAATTCTCCCTTTCGAACAACTGATTTTTCTTTTACTTGTCTTTGCTTCTTTAAACTTTCAGTAAACTCCTTTGTAGCTGCATCATATTTTGCAGTACCATCAACCAATGAGGTTAATTGTTTTATTAACCCATCATTTATTTTAAATAAATCCCTTCTTTGTTTAGCATTTTTATCTAATGCATTAGTGGCTGACTCAAGATTAATTGCCTCAGTTTGTAATCCTGCATTAAAAGTTTTAGTTCCATCAAAAGATATTCCTTTTACTTTATTATAAGCTGCTTCAGCTTTTTGTTTTCTTGCTAATAATGCAGGAAACTCTTGCTCTAATCCAATTCTTTCTTCCTCATTTTTATTTATAATATTATTAATGGCATTTTCTCTTGCCCTTAATTTTATATACTCAATTCTTGCTTTTGAGTTTTCATTTATTAAGTCAATATTTTTTTGCGTAAGGGTATTTTCCTCTCCTATACCTCTTGCAATCTCAGGTGCAATTTTCTTTAAAGCAACATAAGCATCTTGCCTATCTTTCATAGGTTTAGATGTATCATTTATGGCTTTAACTAAAATTTGTATTTTGGCAGTTTCAGCAGCAGTATCACCAATTGATGTTGCCATCTCTTTGTTTAATGCATTTTGGACTTGCACCAATTTTGCATTATTGCTAACGAGAGCTGTTACTGCTGCACCTAATGAACCATATTTTTGTATAAGATATGTAACAGCAGATGTTACTACACTAAATGCAAGAAACAATCCGGCAGGCCCAACCAATGAACTACCAAGTTGTTTTAATGCTCCTCCAACACCTCCTGCCTCTCTTGTTAGTTCACCAAATGAGCTAATTACACCTGGAAGGTTATTTTGAATACCAATAAATCCAAAAGGTAAATCTTGTGCAACAAGACTTAAATTGGTAAGCGCAATTCGTGACTTTTTGGAAAAGTCCTCAATCTGCTTACCAGCACTTGCAACATCAGCCGTAACTTGTATTTGTAAACTCATTTACCCAACCTTTTAAATATTTCTCGCATCTCATCATCACTCATCACATTTCCACTTTCTTCATCACCTGGCAACTGCCACAATGCCTCTGGTGTTTTTGGTGCGGTCTTAGGATCACCCATTAACCGCACCATTGTAAACATCAAAAGTCTTGTTTGCTTGTAAGTGTCAATCTTCTTTGATTCACTTCCTCTTATCATTAAAGAAAACTCTCTTGGACTTATTGCATAGAAATCATTTGGCAGTAAACACAAGTCACCAAACGCAAATGCTTCTATTTCTTCCCACGAGTAGTCTTTTTTTTTGCTTCTTGCTTTGGTTCTTCTTTCTGCTTCAAGAACTCATTCTGACTCCATATTTGTATTATATCCTTTATATCGGATAGTACACCTTCGTTGTTCAGATTTGCTTCTATGAAGTCAACAAAAGACTCAAAGCTATGCTCAATCTCTGCATCCTTAATCAGGCAATTGTTATAATAACCGCTATATAAAATGTGGGCAATCCCAATCTCATTTAACTCGTTATTTGTATAAGCCTTGCCTTCTACGAACTTATCGGAAAGGTATCTAAAAGATGCCATCCCGAATTTAAGTCCAATCTTAGTTCCGTTTATAGTAATAGTAGTGTAGTTCATAATTAAGGAGTAACATCAACAAGTCCCGTAGAAGTAACAGTACCAGAGAAATTAATAAATTCAGTAGTTGCTTGATTCCAAGTAAGTGAAGTGATATATCCGAGAAACTGATGGTAGTAGGTAGCACCTGCGCTTGAACCACTAACAACTGGATTCTGAACTCTTACAGATATAAGTGTTTTGTTTACCATTGCAGCAAGCAAATCTTCGTAAGATACTTGTGTAATGGTCGGTGCAACTTCACAAACTGCATCAAAGTCAACTGACATTGTTGCATCAGCTACTGATGTCATTGGCCCACAATTTGTTTGCTCGGTGGTTGAATCAACAGTTGTGTTAACTGATGATGTGCGCAGACAGACGAGATTTTTGTATGATGAGCCACCGGCTACATCTATTTCTACGTTCTGCAATGATCCTAAAATTTGCTGTGGCATATTATTCTATTTTTGAATTATTGAATTGTTGATTATTAATATCTTTCTATTGATAAAATTATTTCCTTCTTGCATTGTCAAGTAACGTGATGATGTTCTTGCTGTGGCATATATCTGAAATTCAGCATCACCCATATCTTGAACACCAGTAGTAGGTATTAACAAAGTTAAGATTTGGTCAGCAATATCATCAATAATACTATTATTTCTTGTCATGTACTGCTCGCTGAATATATCAATTACCACATCAGCTTCTGTCATAAATAATTGGTTGTTGTTGTCTGCGGTTTCTGTTATATCACCAATTATTATATAGTTTTGAGGAACAGTCTGAAAAGAGTCAGTTCCATAAACCGGAACATTCTTACCTCCGTAAGAAATATTGCCATTTAGTTTTGATAGGTATTGAACCCTTATATTATTGCTACAATCTTTCATTCCTCTTAAATATCTGCTTTATGTTATTAACAAGCGATACAATTCCACCTGTCACACTTGGGTAAAAGTATGGTGATGGATACATCCAACCTCTACCGTTTTTATAGTATTGCTTTGCCAAGTCTTGCCATTCTTTATCCTTTCCAGGGTATTTTGGAAAATATCTACCTGTTCCAAACTCAATATATGCAGGCATATCATCTCCGCTTTTACCTGCAACTAAGCTATAAGCAAATGGTCTATTTTTCTCTGCCCTTATTGATGCCCTTATCTCAGCATACTTTTGTGTCTCGCCATTAATAGCAGGATTGCCACCTGGGAATATTGACTTAGCAGTAGTAGCCATTTGCTCAGTAGATGCAGCCATCTCTCTGTCCACCTCCATCATTGCTGAATTATACTTATCCTTCAATGTTGCAAAGGTAGACTCAACCCCAGTAATCTTAATATTTAATGGACTCCTTGCCACTATATCACAACTTTTTTATACTGATGATAATTAAGACCATCCCAATTCGGGAACTCTTTCAACATTCCTTGCTTGGCATCACCTTGGAACTTCTTACCCCTATTCTCATAAGACCAAGCAACCAAAGTAAGTATATCAGTAGCCAAGTCCTCTGGAATAGTGCTGAATCCGCACTGATACTTTATGATATATACTCCTGCCGTATAAACCCAAATCTTACCACCTATCACCTCAAAGTCAGTATTTTTGGTTAATACTTCGTAAGTATTCATACCTGTTTTCAACTTAACCTCATCAACACAAAGCAATGGCCCATAAGGGACATCAAGAATCCAAAAGCCTTGACTTTGTGGAGTTAGTTCTACGTTTATCCTTACTGACTTGTTAACCAAAGAACAACCCGTCAGCTTCTCAATATGCACCCTTGCTCCATTAATTAAATCAACAATCATCACATCGTCAGTATCATAGTTGGTAATCCTCAACCAATTCTTAGCATCAGTAAGACTAACGGGTTCTACAACCGCGTCAGCTAATATTGTTATGCCGTCTATATATGTCATCTTTAATTATATTTATTAACACTTTCTCTGAACCAGTTCTCAAACTCATCAAGCGTTTTTCTTGTATCAAACTCTCTTGATCTCGCTTTTGCTTTTCTTGATGCCCATGAATAGGCTTTTTTGTCATCCAACTTTGTAATGGCTTCAACCCACTCTTTGACATTGTTTCTATCTTTAATATAAATTCCTGCCTTATCACAATTCTCTTTCAACCCAGGTGTATCAGTACAAATTACCGGAATGCCACTACACATTGCCTCTGTTGCTGTCCTTCCCCAACTCTCATACTTTGATGGCATCACAAGTATCCTTGTCTTTGCGTACCATTGCTTTATATCTGGCGAATTAGGCACATAAGTCACATTTGGTAAGTTTTGAGTTATTTGCTCATCATATGAGCCATAAACCCCTAAAAATGACTTGTGTGGCATTGCTCTTGCAATCTCCCCAAATATCTTCCCACCCTTGTTCTCGTTTAAGTTTATTAAAGTGATATATTCAGACTTCTCAGGCTCATTCCCCAAGTCATAGTAATTGTAGTCTACTGGTGGAGTCACTATAAAATTACTAAAATTATAGTTCAAAAGTTCTTTTAACCACAAAGAATTGTATATTATGTGCTGATTTTTCTCCGCATCAATAATCTCAGGATATGGGTGAGAATTGTGAATCAGATGGAAAACAGGCTTTTTATACATCTTTGCTGCATGGATTGTCCACCTCGTATAGTCCAAATGAGTAAAGATCGCATGACTCCATCTCATTAAGTTCTCAATCACATTTGGATTGGGAGGAAATACATCAATACCATCAAAGACATAATTATCCCTAATCTTATACTTATTAGCATCATGTAAAAGAACTCTGACATTGTGACCCTTTGCTTGAAGGTCTTTAAGCATAAAGTGTATCATCCATTCCGCACCGCAATTATGCTCTGGAGGGTAAAGATGGACGGAAGCAACTATATTCATAATTTTAGTATTATATCCGCACCAACAATTTCACCTTTGTAGTGTGGATATTTTATTAGTAAATCAGTATAAAAATTATCACTTATATAGTGATTCTCAAATTTAAGTTCTTTTACTCTATACTTATCTAAATCAATCGTATTTAATATCCTCTCATCACATCCCTCTGTATCAATCTGCAAATAATGTATATCTTTTATATCAAACCAATTACAGTATTGGTCAAATTTTATAGCAGCAATTCTAATTGTGTCAATTATGATTTTGGGTAATTCTTTTAAGTATCTATTTAATGGCTCACCATTCTCAACAAGTGAACTGCATCCATCTAAAAATGCTGAGTCCTTTGCAATCCACTCAGGCTTTACATAAGCCATCTCAACACTCCCATCAGTATCTGATATAAAAAAGTTTGATGCCTTTGCGTTTGATAGTTGCTTTACGTTTTCTTTCAGCTTATTAAAATAATGTGGTATTGGCTCAATAAAATATGCTTGATAGTCAGTCTCATCTTTTATTCTATCAAAGATATTATCATGGCTAATGCCATCCATTGCTCCAATAATCACATAATTTTTCATATAAGTCTAAGTTAAAAAAAGGGGCGATAAGAATACCGCCCCCCAAAATATACACTCTAAAAAAACAACACCTTAGATTGCACCGTAAATCGCAGCAGTAGGTTGGAACTGAAGCAGTTCGCAACGAGCTTCGCAACGGAAGGTAATCAAGTTCTTGATAAAGTCATCCTGATCAAACTCAGTAGAACGTACATTCAAGCCAGATTGTTGTGCTATGGCATACTTAGTTGTATCCAATACATACATTCTTGAAGCAGTAACCAAAGAGTGTGGAACAACAGGGATACCAAGGATTCTTACATTACCATTGTTGTCAATAACCATTCCACCAGGTACTGAGTAATCAGCAGGCTTGGTTTTCAACAAAGCGGCCCAACCGGCATGAGTCATCAAAGAAAGATTCGGCATCCAGTTCAAAGCACCCAACTGAGCAACATAATCAATGAACTTCTCAGCGGTGTTAGCACCAGAAGAAGAACCAGCAGTTGCAGAAGAAGCGATTGCATTAAGATAATAAGTATCTTCTGCCCTTTGGAAATCTTCAATCAAAGACTGCTGAAGATATGCTTGCAAGAATGGCAAATCATCAATCATCTGACGGCTAACCTTAGCATAACCAGCGATGAAAGAAAGAGCAGTGTTTACAACTGTTACATCATAATCAACTTGAGGCTTAGCAGAACCTTCAGTTTGCTTACCGAAAGAACCTTCACCTACTGGAGTGTTACCACGAGGAAAAGAAACTGATCCGGTAGAAACGGGGATGATGTTGAAAACTGAACGCAAGTGAGGGTTAACATAAGACCTCAAATATGCATTGTCAACATAAGATGTGTAAACAGAACCAGTCAGGTTAGTACCGATGGTCATTGTTTGAACAGCTTTGGCATCCATTTCGTAGTTGAAACCTTTACCATTGCCACGAGCAGCAGCTTTGATATCACCCCAACCTTTCTCGATAGCAGAACCAATCTCGTTCTTAATGTTCATAATATGCTCACCATAAGAAGTTGCTACTTTAGCAGTTTCTTTAGCTTGCAATTTTCCGAAAGCAGCTTTAGCTTCAAGAACTTCGTTCCTTGCTTCAGCAGCAGTCTTGTTAGCTTTAACCAACTCCTCGTTGATTTGCTCAATTCTTGACTCAAATGCTTTTGCAGCCTTCTCTGTATTGATGGCTACTTCAGCCTTCTGCTCTGCGAACTTCGCATCAAGAGCAGCTTCAAACTTTTTTAAATCTTCCATTTTACTTTTAATTTAGAATTTTCTTAATATTGATATAAGTGATTGCTCAAGCTCCTCGTTATTCTTTTGCTGCACAGGTGTATTTTCAACTGCCTGTGTGCTACTTGCCTTCTCAATCGCTTGCGCCAATTGCCTGACCTTGATCAGACATAGTTCAATTGTCTCGTCAGTCACATCGCTGTTTCTGATAAACTTCTCAAATGTCTTAATTTGTTCTTGTATCTTAGCACATTCCTCCAAACTTTTTATCCCCAAAATTGGTGTATATTCATTTGCACCCCAAGCTGTAAGGCTTGAACCCTCAAAAAGCATTACCTCGTGTATCTCATTTGCGCTATCGCTTTTTTGTTCTCTTAAAGTCCTAAAGCCGATTGAATGTTCACCAATTAGTCCACTCTCAACCATTTTAATAAAGTCTTGCCCAAGCCTATGCGTTCCAACTTGAGAACGATAGTATAAACCGTAGCTATCTTCTTTCAGCTCAACAATCTTACCAAGTGGTTGGCTTGGATCATGGTTCAATAGGTGCTTTACCCTTCCCTTTGCCTCAGGCCCCCAATCTTGGATTGACCTCTTGAATGCACCTGGCATCATTATATCTCCATCGGAGTCAACCATTCCAAATGCAGAAAAATAACCGCTTACCTCTCCTTTCTTTGAGTCAACATCCTTGACATTGGCCTCAAATGATTTGTAATTATATATCATACTTTTTTTATTGTCAATTTGATTTAATTTTCTAATTGCCCACTCAATTCCGGCATCTCCTCCCCATGCATCCCACATAATGCCACCACAACCCTCTGAGTATGGCACATCCTTGTTTTGCTGATGCCTTTTAAAAGATGCCATCCTCGCAATGGTATCTCTGCTTATTTTCTCTCTACTTGCCAACTGATTGGCTCTCGCCCATCCAACTGGTGTACCACAATCGCTACCATTCTCCTCTTTATACTTCAATGCTCTTTTTGCATTGTTGGTTGCAGCTTCAGGGTAGTCATTATACGTTTCTTCTTTGTACTTATCTGGTTCTTCCTTCTCATCTTCCTCTTGAGCAAGATATGCAACGTAAGCACGTCTTGCGCTTGATATTGTTGTGTACATACACTCTCCGTCTCCTATCCTAAATGTTCCGTCACCGCAACTATATATCGGCATTATTACTGTTTTAAAATTAACCTACCATTGGCATCACGTTTTGGAATAAATCCAACCGTACACCTACAATTTATAGTAAAGCCTTTAGGACTCTTTGGGTCTCCTGGTATCTCAGCCACAACAGGTCTCCCAAGTTTATCTCTACTGGTGAAGTTCTCATTAAATGCAACTATTTGCCCATCCATATCCCAATGATCATAAGAGTCTTTGGGTATCCTTCTCGTTCTGCTATCTCTTGTTGCAATCCAAATCTTGTCAACCAAGAAGTCATGCTTGCTTGCTCCAAGAAACGCAGCATAATTACTTGACCTCATCACCTCAGTCCTCGCTATCCTTGTGGCCCTCATCTTGGCATATCCAAGCTCCTCATCCTCCATTATCATCTTAGCAATCTCATCACTGCTCAACCCCTCAGCAATCCCAAGCGAAATAATAGTGTCAATCTTAACTTTAGTAGTGTTGGTCATGTTAGCGACCAATTGCAGTCCAAATTTAGTTAAAAAAGTAAGCATCTCATTAACCCAATCTAAATTTAAGCCAAATGGATT